GGGCAGTAGTAGCTTCTAATATCTCATCCAACCCAGTATTCATACTTTGGGATAGAGTATACATTGAAGCATCTTTTGAAGGAAAAATTTTATATATTGCCATAATTATTTTTTATTATAATGGTACTACTCTACCTAAAATATCTTGATTTGGATTTTTAACTTCAAATACCATAGGATCTATTGATGGATAAATTACATTATCAATCATAGCCCCATTAACATCATAAGCAAAATCACTATACCCTAAACTTGTTCCTGTTAAATTAACAATTTGTACATCTTGAACCGTTTGTACACCTTGTACTTTATCTAATAATATAAATAAATCTTTCATTAAAATTGGTTCATTTATTTGCCACTTATCTATTTGAAAATAATTAGTTAATGAATCTATACATTTTGTAATTGTTTCACTATTATTAAAATTAGGAGCAACTATAATGTCAAAATTAACACCTATATTAATTATGTAAGCATCTTTTATATTGATAGAATCATTAATCATTCTATACTCTGATAGATATGTTTGTAAATTTCTTTTTAATAACGCAGATGCTGTTCTTAAATTTTTATTTATGTCATAAGATAATATATATAAATCTAATACTGTTGGTAACTCACCTGCTTGATAGTCTCCTATTTTTTGAGGTTCAGCATGTGCCTTAGCTATAACTCCTAAATTAGAAGGCATAGATAATGATCTAATTAAATAATCTTGTGTTGTTACTGTTCTTAATTGGTTTTGGAAATTTCCTAAAGAATTTTGTCTTATTTCTTCTACAGTATCACCATCCATTCCACCATCTGCTGCTAAAGTATTATTTGCTGCTATTGAAGTGAATATTTGGTTTGCTAAGGTAGTGTTTGATAAATTAGGATTTATAAATACAATATTTGTATCATCTACTTGAGTTAATGAACCAGCTTCTACATTAGCAGCAGCTCCTCCTCCTGTTAAATATCTTACATTTAAAGTAGTATTATAAGGAGCAATACCATAAGTATTTGTAAATACAAAATTTACTGGTGAGAATGCTGTCGTTAGTTTAGTTTTTTCAAATGGTAAACCTAAACCAACATTATCTGGGTTAGGTATAATTTCTTCTGTTGTTGATCTAGTACTACCAGCACCAAATTGCAATTGTAATGAACCAGAATCCATAAAACGAGCAGCAAATCTTCTTTGTACTGTTTTTAACTCTAATATATAAGGTACTTCTGTGTCTACACTATAATTAGGATCATTAGTATTTGTATTTCTTATAGAATTAAATACATTTTCTTGAGCTAAATTAGGAACTTCATACCATGTATTACCATTAGTATCAGTTACATCTAAAATACCTACTATATTAGCTGCTCTAATTGTTCTAGTATCAAATTTTATTGAATTAGTAAACGTAAAAGATTCTGTATTTACAGTAGCTGATATAGCTTTTCTGTCTTTTTTTAATAAAAAATATGTAGGATTAATACCTGATATTTGATATACAGAAACTGTAGTTGGGTCTAAAGAACTAGAAGCTGAAAAGTCAACAGCATCTTCTATTAAGAATTTTTGTGAAGAATTAGTATTTGATGTTACTTGTGTATTTTCAGGTATAATTAAAGAATAATCAAAATCGGGAACATATACACTAGCACTTAATATAGCTGGGACTTGTTGATAAAAACTTAGCATTGTTGTTGCTGTAGTAGTTACTTTAGGTACATAACCTAATGAATAAGCTAAAGCATACAAATTTGTAGTTTGTCTTGCTTTTTGTATAAATGTTTCTTGAATTTGGTTATCTAAATAAAAAGATAAAACATCACCCACATAAGCTGCCATTTCCATAAACAACATACCTGTAGAAGTATCCGTAAAATCATTAAACGTGTTTGGAAAATATGTTTTAGAATATTGTATAAGAGAAGCTCTAATTGTATTAAAGTCTCTGTCAATATATCTTATATCTCTTTCTAATTTAGCCATTATTGTATTACTATTTCTAAGTTATCACGTACTCCTAAATTTACAATTTCATATGTAAGAGTAAAATTAATTTCATTTCTATCAGGATCATTATTAAATTCTAATTCTTCTACTACAACATTAGGAAAAAATTTAGAAATATCTGATTGTATTATAGATTGTAAATCTGATATTTCAGAATCTATTATATTTTCAAATAATAAAGCTCTTAAATCGGCTCCAAAACTAGGATTAAATACTCTTTCACCTCTATTAGTCAATAAGTAATTAATCATATTTGCTTTAGTTTGTTCTCTTGTTGTAAATGTTGGCACAAATACAGCATCTCCGTTTAAGGGAAAACCAAACCCAACCGCTCTACTAGGTTGAAGATCTATTGGATTTTTACTCTGTATTACTCTTGCCATTATTTTATTTACTACTCATTAATCCTGCTATTTGACTCATATCAACTTCTCCTGGTGGTAAAGTACCATTTGCTACATCCATACCAGCTTGTGGTTGAAATGATTGGGCATTATTACTTGTAAAGTGGGCTGCTGTATCACCTAATATATTTTCATATGCTGCTCTTTTTGATTCGGCAGTCATTGTTGGTGTTTGCGGTATTACTGGAGATTTACTTTCCATTACTGGAGATGTATATGTTGGTTGAGTTATAACTTTTGGAGTTTTAACAGCTTCCAACAAAATTTCCTTCAATTCCTCTTGAATAGCCTCTCTAACGGCTTCTTTGATTATTGTTTTTAGTGCTGATGTCTTCATTTTATTTATAAATATTAAATTATTAAGTTTTTATTGCGCTTCTATTTCAAATCTTGCAAAATTCGAACCTGCTCCATTATAATCAGTTAATTCTAATTCATATTTAAAAATACCTAGATTAGTAACAACACTACCATTAGCAAACCCTGGAGTAATGCGCCAGTATTTAGGTGAATTAACATTACCACTATAATATCCTTGTGGGTTATCTTGAGTTGTAACTGTTTCCATAGATTCAGCATATTGCTGTTCCATCATATAGCTATAACCTGGTGATGTTTGTTTATAGATTCTTAAAAATGCTGTAGAATCCGAGTACATAACATCACCGCCAAATGTAGTCATTTTGATTTTAATAGGTCTGGTTACTGTAAATGATCCTGATGCTATTATCCTTGTTGGAGTTACTTCAGTAGAAGAATTTAAACCATTAAAGAAAAAAGCAGGTGGTAAAGGAGGATCTACACTTCCTGTTGGGCTTGGTTGATCATCACTTCCTCCTGGCCCTGGGTCTAAATCCATTGGTGGAGTAAACACTTGTGGGTTAGGGTTTGGAGGTGTAGTAGTTTTTCCTACTCTTCCCCCATCTGCTTCTGCTATTGCTGGTAGTGCTAATTCTTTTACTCCTTGTAAATAATTATCTATTTTATATTTCATTTCAGCAACTAAAATTGATACTGAAGAAGAATATGAATATCTACTTTGTCCACTTGGGTCATTAAATAGTGTAACGTCGCCTATAGGAGTATTAAATTTATTATTTTCAACAAAAATAGTATTTTTCTTATATCCTGTTGAAAAATCTCTTGTTGCTCTTATTTTTCTGGATGGAAATGGAAAATCTGGGCCTCTTAATGTCTGCCCAAAAGTTTTAGATTCGGGGTCTGTATCTTGAGAAAAAGTTGCATTATTTGGATTGTTTACTAATTCTAAAAGAAAACCTTTATAGGAAAACGGAAAAGAAGCTATTAAATCAGCTTCTGATAATTCATTTTCAAGTAAAGATACATTATCACCAGATTGATTTAAAGCTGCTTGTAATACCCCATTAACATCATCAGTTATATTATTAACATCACCTTGGGATACTCCTGAACCTTCATAAGATTTAAAAATAATACCTGTACCACCTTTAAGTGTGTTAATTGATGAAAATGTTACTGAAGAATTGGTAGGATTAATACTAATAATACTAGTATTATCATCAATATTTCCATCTGTTACTGTATTAACAACCATTCCTATATTCAAACCATCAATTCTATCTAAAGCAAATATATTTCCATCTGAAACATCTCCATCAACAATATATAAATCAGAGTTAACATCACAAAAATCCCCTAACTCAATAACGGATTTAACAAATGCTGTTAAAATTAAAGCTCCTTGTATAGAAGCTTCTACACCACTTACTGTTTTTATTACTTGATTTAATATTCCTGATATTTGTTTTATCATAGGAGGAATTAAACTAATAGTACCTTTTGCTATATCTACCTTTTTATCTAATTTAATTAATGTGCTAGATAATATTGTTAAAACCTTTACTGGTAAAGCAACAGCTGGTGCTCCAAAAGCTGTTGGTATTGGAATAGCTTTAATTATTTTAATAATATTACTTAAAGAATTAGCAAATGAAGCAGTTGCTTCACCTGTTACTCTTATACCTGTTATTGGGACTTGGATTGCAATTAAAGCTGCTTTTAATTTGTTTGTATTTTCTATTATTGCTCCTAACTGTTGTTGTGACTTTATAATAGCTATATTAGCTTTATTTTTTTGACTATTTGTTAAAGGAGGAACAACACAAACATTTTCAGGTGTTAAGAGTGTTTGAGGGTTAGGTATATTACCAGATAATAATTGTAAAGGGTCAAAAGGTAATTGTGAAGGATCAATACCTGCTGCTTTAACAACAGTTAATGATTCTTTAATAAGTTTTTCTTTCATTTGGTCTACAGATAACTGAACTCTATCAGAATCTTTAGCCATATTAATAAATTGTTTTGTTATAGTTTTAGCTAGACCCATTACTTACTTTTACTTACTTTTGATTTATATTTATTAATTCTACCTATCATTTTCCCACATTGACTTTTTACAGAAGATGCAACTAAAGGAAGAGGAGCATTAGGTCCTACAGGAGGATAAATTGACATAGGAACCATTAATGCAGATGTTAAATTATTTATTTTCATTAATAAAGATTGAAGATCTGCTAAAAATGTATCTCCTAATATAACAGGTTCTGTTGCATACTTATCCCCTAAATATATTTCCTTTGATTGGATGATTGTTTTAGGAGTATCTATATTTAAACTATTTATAGAATTTAAATTTATTGTATCAAAAGAACTTAATAATATATTATCACTTTTAGCATTAAATAATATTCTACCTGAGTTTATAACTACTTGTTCACTATCAAATTCTTTTGTTGATGTGGGGGATGAAAAATAAGAATCATATTTTTTGCTGGCTACATCAATAGGTAAAGTTTGAGTTGAGGTTAAATAAATACTTGATAAATCTGTATTTATATCTTCAATTTGAGGTATCCAAGGATCTGTATCTTCTTCATGTTGGCCATTTTTTAAAATCATTATAGGATCTCCATTTTCTCCTGTGCTTGACCATGTATTAGGTACAGCAGCATCTGGTACTGTAGAACCTAATCTAATTGTATTACCCCATCTACCTTGGTATATGTAATCACCTTCATAAGGTAACATATTTCTTATTTCTAATTTTTCATTAAATGTGTCACCTAAGTTTATTTCTGTACCTCCATCAGTTACTCTTCTAATATTTCCAGCTTCTGTTTCTTGATAATCTTGTCTTTGTGATTCTGGTGAGGTGTTTTGACTAAGAGGGTCAGGTATACCATTATGGTGGGTACTTTGCCATATGTTTATAGATTGAAAATAATAATATGTTACATCATTTACATCTGATTGGATGTTACTATTAGGTAAAGACATAATATAAACAATCTCATTTTCTAATGGTATAGCTGATACACTAGGAAATAAAGGTCGTGCAAAATTATTAGTTGTAAATTCTTTATTTTGATTTGGATTATTTAATGAATTAAAAAATAAGCAACCTATAGAACTCCACTCACCAAAATTTTTAAAAGCTTTTGCTGTTTCAGGGTTTTTATCATCCAATATAGCTTTCATTACTCGTGCTCCGAATATTGTAGCTACCTGTTGCTCTATTCCTTCTGGTGGGTTTAAAGAGTTTAATCCAGTTACTTGCTGTACCATTATTACTTTTTAATTTGTATTTTTTCCATTTCGGCTAGTAATGCATCTTTTTCATCTTCAGTTATTCCTAATCCTCCATCTTCATTAGAATTATTAACTACTCTTTGAATAATAGTAGCCATCTTAATTAAAGCATCATCGTTTTTTACACCGATTTCCATATATTCTTTAATTAAAGGTACTATAAGAGTAGCATCTCCTATTTCTTGGACTAAAGGTTTTAGTTCAGATATTAAAGCTGTTACTTGTTCCGACTTTTTCTTTTGGTTATTATAAATTTCTTCTAAAATATCAGAAAATTTTTTCTCCCCAAATACGATTGAATCTAGTTGGCTCATAAGTTTTATTATAAATATAACTAGTTTAGCCTTTTAAGCCTGGGAAGTATCCATGTTCTAAATAAAACATATATTTTTCTTTAAATATTTTATGTAAAACATTTGATATTTTTGTAATTTTTGGAGTTTTAACATCAATCATTTCTCTTATATAGATGTAAAGAGCCTTTTTATTAAATACATCTATTTTATCTCTTTTTCTAAACAATTCTAAAATTGCATCTGCTATTTGAGCGTCATTCCCCTTAGGAAAAATAGTATATATTCTTTCGGTGCAATAATCAACAAATTGATCTATAAAAATGTATAATTTATCTTCATGTTTATACCCCCTATTAGATAATTCATCCCCTTCAAATTCACCTTGTATTACTTTCCCCATACTATCTTCCATTTTTTGAGAAGAAATAAAACCAGGTTCTGATGAATCTAAATTTGAATAGTTTGCTAAATCTGTGATTTGAATATTTTTAATTTTTTTACCATAGTTTTTAGTATTATATACTATTAACCATCTTTTTACTATAGTGCCAAAATAAGAATAAGCTTTAGCCCCATTAGTAGGGTCAAATTTATGGATTTTTGATAATAAAAATGTTATTAACTCATGTTGTAAGTCTTCCAAATTTTCAACTTCAGTATAATAAAATTTAAATGTGTGAATTATGTTTTGAGTAAGTTTATAAAAAGGATAATGTATATGTTCTTGATATGTATCACTCCTTTCATCAGCATCTTTAATAGCATCTAAACTATTGTATTTTACTATAGCTGCTTCTGTTTCCTTAGTAAAGTATACTCTTCCCTTTCTTTCTCTCTTATTCTTCTCAATTATGTAATCCATTTATTCTTAGATTTTTTTAATATTAAAATCATTAAGAATTTCTTGTATTTGTTTAATTGTTTTAAAGAAATGACCTACTTCGTCGTCGCCCTCAAATGAACCCTTAATATCTGTTTTTTTAATTTTTTCATCTGAAACCTCGATTACTCTAGATATATTATCTAAATATCTAAGATATCCTAATAGAATATCTTCTTGTCTTTCATTCTTACGTAATAGATTAATAGTCGTAAATCCTAAAACCACGACTATTATTGAAAGTATTATTATTGTTGTTATCATAATTTATCAAATAAATTTTTAAGTCCCTCACTTTTTATAGTATTTAAAGCCTTTGACTTAGTACTTGTTTTCTTATTTGACTTCAATGTATAATTATTTTTGGGCTTATCCACCCCATTCTTTAATTTAGGAAGCCATTCTTTTTCAAATTCAATTCTAGCTGCCATCATATCTGCATGATGTACTATATAAATTAATGATGTTCTAGGTTTAGTTTCAACCATATAACTTTTAAAATATGGCTCATTAGCTGGATCATATAAACCATCATGTAACTTAATAGCTAAATGCTCATTATAAGTTAGTTTAATGCCTGCTTGAGATAATAAAAATAATGATCTATCTGGAACTGACATATAAGCAATTTTTTTATTAAATTGATACATTTCCCCCATGTTTTTCTTTCTCCATTCATCTTTAGATGGAATATGAGAATACTCAACCCCATCTCCCATTTTACCTAAATCATGATTGATAGCGGCAAATACTAATTCTTCTACAGTGTATGTAGTAGTATCTGCTCCCATTTTTTCCCACACACTATGTAGTTGAATAGCGCATTCAATAACACGATTAACGTGATCAATGTATCCACCTGGGAACGCGTTATGATACGCTGTCTTATGCGAAGCAGGCATAAGTACTAATTCATCTTGGTGGCTGTTATAAAATTCTAATAATTGGTCCTTTCTATCTCCAGTAATGTACTTATTAATGTACCCTTGAAATACTTCCCAATTAGATGATATTTTTTCTGCTGGTATGCTCATAACTTTTATTATTTATTTTATTTATTTTATCCGTTTCTTAATCCTGAATGTTCTCTTTCTAATGAAGTTTCTAAATCCCTAAGGATATTTTCTGTTTCTTCAACTTTTTTCACAAAATCCTCAACCGGTTGTTGTGATTTTACTATTAGTTTTAAATTAGTTAGGTTGCCCTGTATTCTGTTTGTAAGACGAACAATTGTCTCTGGGTTGCGTAATGCCATGTTTATATTATTTATGTTAATGTTAATAGGTATCTTTATACCCCCTTATTTCAATCC